GAAGCACCTATGTCAGACACTGGCACCCTCGCCAGGTCAGGTCATGTCGTACAGGACAGTGACGGCCTTGGCGGTGAAGTTGTGTTTGATGCTAAATATGCCAGATACTTGGAACTTGGCACCCGCAATATGGTTGAACGACCATACCTGTTGCCTTCGCTGCGTGATAACGAAGACTACATTGACAAGCGCACAAAGCAAGCCGTTCGGGATGGCACCAAGAAAGGGGGCCGCAAGTGAACGCATGGGAACTACAGAAAGCTGTCTACACCAAGCTGACAGATGATGCTGGGTTGATGGCATTAGTCACCGGCGTTTATGATTGGGTGCCAGAAGGCACCGCGTTTCCATATATCACCATTGGTGAAGGACAGTTCAACGAGCGCGACAACAAGACGCATAACGGCATCCGTACAGACTTGATGGTGCATGTATGGTCAAATCGCGGGATTGTCGGTATAAGGGGACGGGACGAGGCAAGGCAGATCGCCCAGGTCGTATATGACCTTCTGCATTGGCAACCGCTAACGATTGAGAATTACGATCATGTTTTCACTAAATGGGCGTTCGGTGAGACAATACTAGACGTTGACGGTGTGACGTATCATTCTGTGCAACGGTTTGAAATTCTAGCCCACGAAACTTAGGAGTTTGAAAGATGGCAGAACAAGCAGGTAAAGACATGCTGTTGTATGTCAGCGATGGTATGTCCGGTTGGACGGCCTTCGCTGGCTTGCGCCCCACTCGTATCGCACTGAACCGCGAAACTGTGGACATTACCAACAAGGGCAGCACCAACCACTTCCGTGAACTGTTGAAGGCAGCAGGCGTAAAGTCATGCTCCTTTGCAGGCGGTGGCGTGTTCCTTGATGCGGCTGTTGATGAAACAGTCCGTGCGGATTTCTTCGCTGACACTGAAACCGACTATCGGGTTCTCGTGCCTGACTTCGGCACGTTCGATGGTGCGTTCCAGATCACCAACCTGGAGTTTGAAGGCGACTACAATACGGCGGTCAACTTCACCATCCAGCTTGAGAGTGCAGGCGACCTGACCTTCACTTCGGTATAGGTGACACATGGCGAACGCAAGAGGGACAGTTCACCTAGTCATCGGTGGTAAGAAACGCGGCTTCAAGGCTTCATTTGAAAACATCGTTGCAATTGAGCAAACAACTGGCAAAGCAATTTTCCGGCTGGCTCAAGATGCCGCAACGATGGAAATGTCGCTGGCAGAAATGACCCAAATTCTTCATTCATCTATGATGGGGACCAACGTGCCGGACATTGAAAAGTTCGGTCCCCAGGTCTTCAAGCTGGGCATTGTCAATGTTATGCCCACGGTGGTTGAAATTCTAACCAGTGCCATCAGCACAGGCGAAGAAGAAACGGGAAACGAAGAAGGGGCGGAGAACGAATAGACCCCGATGCACCCTTCCCGCTGCGTAGGATGATGCAGATCGGAATGGGTGTGCTGGGGTGGCCTCCGTCCGAGTTCTGGCAGGCGACACCATATGAACTATATGCCGCCGTTGAAGGGTGGCAAGAAGCGAACGGCGGTAGCGGGGAGGACAAATACCCAGACCGCGAAAGCATTGAGGATTTGGTGGTAGAATATGGCGACAGAACTTGAAAAGATTGTTATCCGCGTTGAGGCGGATTTAGCCACCCTGAAAAAAGGGCTGGCGGACGGCGAACGCCAGACCAGAACCTCATCAGACAAAATGGCAGCATCACTGAAGAACATCGGCAGTGTTGCTGGTCGTGTGGGCAAAGTGCTTGCTGGCATGGGCATCGCTGCTGCTGCTGGGTTGACAGTGCTGATAAAGGCTGGTCTTGAAACAGCAGACGCCATAGACAAGGGCGCAAAGTCTGCAAACATTAGCACAACCGCATTCCAAGAATTGTCTTACGCAGCCGCTTTGTCGGGGATGAGCCAGGGACAGTTGTCGGTGGCGTTGGAAAGTTTCAACCGGCGCATGGGCTTGGCAAAAGACGGCACCAAGCTATATTCAGATGCACTGCGCGAACTGGGCGTCGACATGGAAGACGCTTCGGGGAATTTCAAAACAACTGAACAGTTGATGGAAGAAACCCTCGTTGCCCTGGCAGAAATAGAAGATAAATCACTCCAAGCTGCAAGGGCGTCTATCATTTACGGTGACGATGCGGGTAAGAAATTACCGTTGATGATGAAAGGCGGAATACAGGGCTTGCGCGATATGCGCCAAGAAATTCACGACCTCAACGCTGTGCTTTCAGAAGACCTCATCGGAAAGTCTGTTGCAGCAAAGGACACGCTGACTGGCCTAGAATTTGTGTTGAAGAATTCGCTTGCTGTTGCTGTTGCAGAAAATGCAGGGGCAATACAAGACTTAGCAAAGGCGATAATCACAGCCATTCCTAAACTTGTTGAAGCCACTCGGGGCGCATTGGAGTTTTTAGGCATCATTGATACTGGCCCAAGGTCACGGCTTGCCAAGGCTAGAGAAATGCGTTCATCACTGTTGGCTGATGGCTTCCAGCCAGGGGCAGAGGGCATCGGCACAGCGGCTTTTGATGTTTCTGGCAAGTTTAGTCGCGCATTTGCAAGCAAGCGTTACGGTATCGACTTGTCTGGTGCGACTGATGAAGGTGGGCAAGTTGAAATCTTGAACAACTATATCCGCGCACTTGAAGAACAAGTGGCACTTGAGGAAAAAATTGCTAAAGCGCGGGCTGAAGCTCTTAAAGCGGCACTAGGGGGCGGGGGTACTAAACCAGAAGAACCTGTTGACATTATGAATGAGATGTACGAGTTGCATGTCAAGGTCAACAATGAACTGCTGAAAGCGCAGAACACTGAAGAAAGCCGGTTGGCACTGCTCGAAGCACAGCAACACGCTAGGCGCGAGCAATACCAAGCACTGACTGATATTGAAGGGCTGGCACCAGAGGTTCGGCAGAACATATTAGACACGCTCGAAAAATTAGAAAGCGTGGAACTGGACAACTTAACAAAAGAAATACAGGACGCCAAAGACGCAGCCAATGGCCTTGGTGATAGCCTGAACCAAGCGTTCCAGAACGCGGTATTGAACGGTGAGAATTTCATCAAGGTTCTCGGGCGTATGCTCAAGCAGGTTATCTTGTTCGGGCAGGACGGCAAGGGCGGCATCTTCGGTGGTTTGCTGGATGGCATTTTCGGGGGGATTGGCGGGTTCTTTGGTGGTGGTATTGGTGGGCTGTTTGGCTTCGCAGAAGGCGGTCGGCCTATGCCTCGCCGTGCTGCTGTGGTGGGTGAAAATGGGCCAGAACTATTCATTCCGGACAGCAGTGGCACCGTGTTCAACAACCGCGAGTTTGGGTCGATGATGCGCTCCCAGGGCCAAGGTGTTGTCCAGTATTGGACACTTGAGCAGTCAATACACTTTGACACAATGCTTGAAAGCGTTGACCAGCGTATTGCACAATCAACGCCACAGTTAATTGAAGCAGCTAAGACAGGAGTGCAGGACGCAATGCAGCGCGGCGGCACATTTGCTAAGACAGTGAGAGGTTTCTAATGGCCTATTCATATCCATTGACCATGCCAAGTTCGCCAGGCATTCAGGTTTCAAAGTTCGGGGTGCAGTTCCGCAACAAGGTCTTCCGTTCGATGAACGAGACAGTACAGGTTGCCAAAGAGCAAAGCGACTTGTGGGTCTATGAGTTCCGCTTGCCCAAAATGACCCGCGCCCAAGCGACAGCATGGCAGGCATGGGGGATGAAGCTACAAGGTCGGTTCGGAACGTTCTATGCGGCTGACCCTGACGCTACCACAGCACGGGGCGTTGGCACTGGCACCCCATTAGTGAATGGTGCGTCTCAGGTTGGAACGTCAATCATCACAGACGGTTGGACGATTAGCCAAACGGGCATCCTGCTTGCTGGTGACTATATGGAAATTGAGGACGAGTTGTATATGGTTACGGACGATGCCAATTCAGACGCATCAGGCAACGCCACGTTCAATATCAGCCCGGCCATTCCCGCCGGCAATGCACATGCCGACAATGCGGCCATCACTGTTTCATCGGCACAGGCTATCTTCCGTCTTACGTCTGACGATTTGATCTGGGACGTTGACGCGCTTTCAATTTACGGCATGACTTTCAAGGCGATACAAGACAGATGACACGCGACCTAACAGCAGCAGTACACACAGAACTCGCAAGCAGTTCCATCATCCCGTTGGTGGTAGTGGAATTGGATTTTTCTAGCGGGTTCGTGCGCGTGTTTAATGGTGTCGGCAGCGTCACTGTGGATGGTGATGTGTATTCTGGCATCGGCGAGTTGGGCGGGATTGAGAAGATTAGCGAAACGACTGCCATTCAAGCTAACAACCTCAAGCTATCACTTAACGGCATTGACCCGACATTGCTTTCCAAGGCCATTGACGAAGAATATCAAGGGCGGTCTGCCACGGTGAAAGTTGTTCTTCTGGACGACGACTACCAGCAGATTGCAGACAGCTTTGTGATGTTCGGCGGGTTCATGGACAACATGATCTTCACTGATGCCAAAGACACTGCTGCTATTACCGTGAATTGCGAGAACTGGCTACGCACATTGGACCGTTCTAATAACAGGCGCTACACAAGCGAAGATCAGCAAGAACGGTTTACAGGTGATGTGGGGTGCGAGTTTGTGGCTGGGCTACAAGACCAAGAATTGCTGTGGGGTGCGCCTAATCCCAAAACACCAACTGACAAGAAAAGCGGGCGAGGGTCGCGCTAATGGACCCGATCACAGAAATGCACAGGGCCATCGACGCAAAGAAAGAAACCGTTTTCAAATGGGGTTCGCACGATTGCTGCATGTTCGCTGCTGATATTGTGCAGGCCATGACAGGCGTAGATTGGGCCAGCGAGTTTCGCGGCAAGTACAGCACCAAAGATGGTGCCGTTGAAGCACTAAAAACCATCGGCAAGGGTTCGCTATACCACACCATTCGGGGCAAGTTCGGCAACCCGAAACCATTGGCACAGGCCAAGCGGGGTTGGCTGATGGGCAAGAAGACTGGCGATTGGCTGGCACTGGGCATCTGCACCGGCACCCATACGCTTTTTGTCCACAAAAAAGGCTGGAAAGAAGTCAAGACTTTAGAATGTGATTACGCCTGGGAAATTGAATAATGCCCCAACTTTTCTACGGAATTTTCGGTCTACTTTACAGCGCAGGCGTTGGCGTTACTGCTGCTTTTTACATCACAGCCGGCCTTGTTGTAGGGATAGTGTTGGGTGGCTTGAAAGCTATCCTAAAAGCGACGGGCGTTCTTGGTGGGCGCAAGGCTGATGATATAGGCACACGGATTAGACCGTCACAAGCAGCAGATTTGTCGCGGACGTATATATACGGCACCTATCGGGCAGGAGGTGACGTTCTGTTCTTTGACACAAGCGGAACAGACAACGACAAGCTGTGGATGATGGTTGCTTTTTCATCCCGAGAATGTGACGCGCTGAACAAAGTCTATTTTAATGACGAGGAAATCTCGTTTAACGTCAGCGATCAGGCAACCACCAGCCCATATAGCAGCGTGACATGCAAACGCCATGTGCAATTTGGCACTGATAGCCAGGCAGCAACGGCGGCTTTCGTTTCTGGCGTGTATAATTGGACAGCCAACCATCGTAACCGAGGCACAGCGACTATTGGCTTTGAATTAGAATTTGACCGCGATGTGTTCCCGAACGGTCTTCCGCTACTGTCGGCGGAATGGCAAGGTGCAAAAATTTATGACCCGCGCTTGGATAGCACTGTTTCGGGTGGTAGTGGCTCCCACAGGGTTGCAGACAAGACGACTTGGGAATATAGCGCCAATGCTGCGTTAGTTCTTTATGACTACATGCGCGACGACCTGATTGGCCCCGCGTTTCCTAACAGCGTGTTTGATATGGCAAACATAATCGCGGCTGCTAACATTTGTGACGAGAGCGTTGCCTTGGCAGGCGGCGG